ACATCTCTTGTTTTTTAGCATTTCCTTTACCTGCTGCAAATTTTTTAAGAGTCATAGGTGGAACTTTTAATGGGTACTTTCTTGGATCACCCTCATCAAAGTAATCAAAGATTGCTAGACGAACTGTGGCTGATAACTCTCCAAGCACAAGGGCGGCATGGCTAGCAAGGACTGTTCCTTCCATGGCTATGTCTAAAATTGTGTTATTGTTTTCTTCTAAGTAATCAAAATGATCTATTAGCCATTGTCTAATATCGGCAAGTCTTTCTATACCAAAATATGGAGACTTGTAAACCCAAGTAATATATTTTGTTGGATCTTCAAATTGTAAAGCAGTTAAAGCAAATCCAGTTAATGATTGATCGATCCCTAAAGTTACATCGCAGTCTTTTGGTAACTGACCATCAATCGCTTTGGTTGGCACGGCGGTTTCTTTCATCTATTACCATTTGAACAGTCCCTAGATAACCCGCCCCGTCAACTAAGTTGTCTCTCTTTTGTTGATGTACTTCACGACAAATTTTTACCCAAGCCATTGCTAATCCAACTTGTTCTTCAGTTACATCTGTGCCAAAAATTACTTCCCAGCCCTTAGCAATGCGATTAAAATTGTCTAACGGATGATCGTAAGACTTATTACGATCACCCGTTATCAAACGCTGTGCTTCTTCAAGCACGGTTTCGTTATGGAACTCTGACATACCGCCCAGTCACAAATTCATTCTTTGTTTCTGTAGTTGTAGCCATAATTGCATTGAAGGTCTCATCAAAGGTTGTTTTTCGATTTAACAACCACCATCCTGCTAGTGCTGCTGCAGAGTTTGATGTACCAACAACAAACTTAGTAGATCCATCTGTAAGTTTTGTGTAATAACGAGCATTCAAATAGAAATCTACTTGACCCTGAGCACCGTTGCTATATCTTGCGATATATGGTGCAGCATTTGGATCATAAGCATTGGCGCCAGTTCCATTCCATGGATTATCAGTTGCACCAACTGCTACAGAGTCTGGCAAACATGCTGGTGAGAATACGGCTTTCCTATTTGAGTCATTACCAACGGCGGCAATGACAGGTACGTTTGCTAACTTTAAAGTTGATATTGACTGCGCCATTCCAGCAGGAACTCGACAGTTACCCATCACAGCACCTTGTGCTAGTAGCACTACTGAGATGTTGTACTTTTCTCGATTAGCAACAACCCAATTTAATGCAACCTGTACATCATTTAAACTATAAAGACCTGCAACTCCTGCTGGAGTCATTCCTACAATTCGTATTGGAATTATTTTTGCAGATGGATTTACAGTCGTGACAATAGATGCCATCTGAGTTCCGTGGTTTAGTTGCTTATCTTGAGTTGGAGCAATGTTTGCCGCTCCTAATCCTTCCATACTTGATTTAAGATTTGGACATCTTGGAAGACTAATTAAACAAACCTCATATGCGATGTTGTTTGCAAATAAGGATGTAGCAACTCCACTATCGATGATTGCAATAGTTGGTTCGCTGTTTGCTTTTGCAGGTGATATTAGTCCAGTTATTAAAACTAGAACAAGCATTAGTATTTTTTTCATGTTATGAATGTATCCCTCCGTCCCATTCGGGACTCGTTTGTTCTCCGTGTTATTTCCCTCGACACTAGAGTGATATCCCGTTCTTGATTTGAAACCATCATCTCTAATATCTTGCGGTAAGCATACCGCTCCTCGTGTATATCCCCTAATTTAATAATTTCTGGATCTGTAGCAATTTGAGCCTTGGCTAGGCTCACAGTAGAGCCCTTGGCTGCAGTGCCCATCTTTGTGATGAGCATCACATTCTCTTTCATGTCTAAGGCTCTCTGTGCTTCACGTTCTCTAAGTTGTGCTTGTACTAACTGAGATGCCAGATAATCAGCCCAGCCAGTTAGTATGGTAAACATCTCTGCGAGTTGTTCGCTACTCAAGGCCGTGATATCGGGAGGCAGAGTTGCTTGTTCGTAATGTGGCTTAGGGAGAGCAAGTCCCTTCTGCATTATTAAGTCTATCTCACTCATGATTTTCCAAGCGTGTTACATGACTTACACCCGTCTGGGTTTACATTACAGTCAGGTGAAACACCTGCATCAACTGCATCTATTACCTTCTGTGCAGCCTTAAAGATTCTCTCTACAACATAATAGTCAGATTTAATTGTGAACTCTTTATAATCTTGATCTGCTTTTAATTCATAGATAAAGACAATTTCGTTTGGAGCATCATCTCCAAATTGTCTCTTGGCTAACTCTAAGTACATCTGACCTTGAAGTAAATGAGTTCTAAAGGGTCTGCGAATATTTTTCCAGGCCTTTGTAAGATCACCATCTGCATCATAAAGTAAGTCAGGTGCTTCAAACCTAAGTGTTCCTGCACCAATAGATTTAATTTCTATAAGACAGTCATCTCCAAGACCCTTAACCCAGCCATCTGCATGTCCATGAATACGTAGTGGCTCATACACTAGCGGGACTTCGTTGTACTCAAAGACAGATGGACCAGAGTTTACTTCAGAACTAACTCCCCACTTATGAATATCGTCTGTTTCACAGTACCAGTTACCATACAGAACACCCATATCCGCTAATCTGTTTTGCCATTTAGCATGGATAAAGTGACCTTCATCAAATATGTTCTGAAGACGAAGGTTGGGCTTATCTCTCTTTGCCTTACCACCATTTAATAAGTAGTAAGCATACTTGTGACACCAGTCAGCCTTGATGATCTCTGATGGATGAAGTACATCTGTACGTCTAGTTGAGTCTGGCTGTCTCATTAGGTGACGTTCTATCTCACCTATTAATCTAGTATCAGCCTTCTTAGTATCAAGGAACTTCTGTAACTCTGTCTTAGGTATTGCCATTAGTATTCCTCGTCTATGCTGAAAATAAATTCTTTTAGGGACATTTTCTTTTTGTATTTCTTGTTCCACTTACGCATCAATGCATTACGTTCTCTGTGACTTAACCCGCCCCAGATTCCGTGGGGTTCGTCTCTCTTGACTGCATCCCATAAACATTCGGCACGTACTGGACAATGGTTCTTTCCTGTTTCACCAAGACAGAATACTTTGGCCTGATTAGCAATTGCTTTGTACTGCTCCTTATCACGAGGAGGGTAGAAGATGTCGGTGTCTTGTCCTGAACATCTTGCTTTGTATCTCCAGGCATACTCTGGTTCGTCCATGTGTTAGGCATCCTTGACTTTCTCTCGCATTTCGATGAAGTCGTCTTCAAGAAGAACTACGTAGTTCTCTCCATCTAAATGGATACCAAGTACTGGCATTCTTCCATCCAGAATTGCCTCTCTTACTATTTTCTTTAAGACAATAGACTTTATCGTAGTCTGTTTTTTACCAGTCCACTTATGTTCGATCAGCAGGTCGGCTGATCTTACATCGCCTTTACGTGACCAAAATGCACCAGATGCAGCGTTACGAGATCCACTAACTTTTTTAGCAAGTCTTTTCTCGTGCTTCTGAGATTCTTTTTGTCCTTTAGTCTTCAAGTTCTATTTTGCCGTTCTCGTAACCAACAATTAATCGAGGGACAACATAGAAAAGTGTTTCTCTCCAAAAGCAAGGGGAACATCCACAAAAAGGTTCTCCAGAAAGTGTTTCTGAAATTTCATCTTCATGTCCTTCCCACAAGGCTTCAAAGAGCATGTCAGTATAATCTTCAACACCTTTTTCTAAATCATGCGCCCATGCTTGATCGTTAACTTTAAACTTTTTATTTTCAATCATCGTCACTATCTCCAGCCATCGGTACATCGGAGGAGTTAAGGACAACCTTTTGTAGTTCTTCCTTGAGATCAATTTCGCCACGGATACTATCAATAACTGGTTCAATTCCCTGCCATTTTCTTTCTCCATAGTAATACCACCCGCCCTTACGATCTATTATTCCTTTTACTACCGCTAATGCTGCAATCTCTTTTGCAAAATCATACTCTCCAGGTAAACATGGTCCACCTTCTGCAAAATAAAAGTCAAAGTATGCTACTCGTTGTGGTGGTGCTGTTTTATTTTTTAATGTACGAACCTTTATTCTTTGTCCGATACGAATCTTATTTCCACTAGGACCTACTTCAATCCATTCATCTCTACGAATCTCACAACGAGTAAAAAAAGCATAGTTTTTACCTTCTCCACCTGGGGTTGTTCTTGGGTCGCCATGCATTACACCAATCTTCATTCGGTATTGGTTAATGATTAATCCTAAAACAGGACGCTCATCTTCTACAAGACTTCTTTTAATTGCAGAACCAACTACACGAAAGAACTTGTTGGTAAGTAATGCACCTCTACCAACCGTCATTTCATTCATATCTTTTTCCATTTCGGGAGCAGGAGATAAGGCTGGTAAAGAATCAATAACAATTGCATCTACAGATTTTGATTCTGCAAATTCAATAACTGCTTGATATGCCTCTTCCATAACGTTTGTTTCAATCACAATCACTCTTTTAGTATCTACTCCACACATCTCTGCGTATTCAGGAACCCACTGTTCAGCGGCTACCCACACAGTTGTGTGATCAGGGTTTAATCTTTGGTTTGCAGCAACAGTCTTTAATGCAACAGCGGTTTTTCCATGAGATGGTTCTCCAATTAATTCGTTCCATTGGTTTCCTGGGAATCCTCCTCCGAGTACGTAATCCAATGTCGTTGAACCAGAAGTGATACGAGGAACCAGATCACTCCTGATATCAGAAGCAATAACGACCACGTTAGTGCCAAACTTTTTATTGAGTTGAGCAACAATTTTTTTCGCTTCATCATTCATTATTCTATTCTTCCAATAATATTTTGCGGATTATAATTATTTTGCGTGTCATTTCCTAAAGACTGTTTTACATTTCCTTCAACTTTTGCTCCAGTTAATGACCCAAATTTACTTCCAGATTGAGACAAGGGATAACCACAGTCGTAACATCTAGGAGCGGCATTAGCAACAGACATATAATTATTAGAACCACACTCAGGACATGTTTGAATTTGTTTTGCGCTTTGGGCTTTAGTAGTTGATTGTTGTGGAACAGGTGGTTCAAACCTAGTCATTGGTTGTTGAGAAGGTGCTACAGGAATGTCAACAGGTCTTTGTTGTTGTGTTTTGGGTTGTGAACCCAATTGTTTTGACCACCAATCAGCGTTGCTCATTTTGCTTCTCCCCACTTATCTACTATTTTTACATCTGCAATTAAAGGAACTGTAATTGCTGGGATGTTTACGCCTTCCATTGATTCTCTAATCGCTTCTGCTACTGAGTCGGCTAGATCTTCACGAGCAACTGTAACAAGTTCATCATGCACAGTCAAAATTACATTTGCTCCTGGCTCTGTTACAAAACAAGAGTGTGCCCTTATAATGGCTAATTTCATTAAATCTGCCGCAGAACCTTGAATTACTGTATTAAAAGCCTGTCTTTCTGCTCTTGATCTAAGTCCTGGTTCTTTGCTTTTTAAATCAGGCAGGTATCTTCTACGTCCTAAGACAGTGGGAACATACGGAACTGGAGTTTTTGATACTGCTTGACGAATAACTCTAGCCCTATATTTAGATATATCATTAAACTTTTCAGTAAATCTATTTAATAAGTTCTTTGCATCAGTAACTGTGCAACCAATACTTGCTGCAATTTTATCTGGACCAACTCCATAGGCAATAGACAGTACTAAAACCTTTCCTGCTTGACGATCTACTCCCATCGTATTACCTATAGTTGTGTAGATGTCTTCTCTATCTAAATAGTTTTTCATCATAATAGGGTCTTTAGAAAACGAAGCAATAATTCGAGGTTCAATTTGAGAATAATCTGCAACTATTAATTTATATCCAGGAGGTGCTACAAAAAGATTTCTAATTAATTTTCCGTATTGACCCCCACTAGGAATATTTTGTAGGTTTGGATCACTACTAGAAAACCGTCCCGTTTCTGCTCCATGGGCTTTAAAGTTGGTATGAACTCTTCCATTAATTAACAAACT